GGTGGCTGTGGAAGGGCGAAGTTGAGGGATAACCCGAGGCCTGAACTCCGGTATTTGCCCTGGTCGTGTATCCGGTCATCAGCGTCCCAACCAACTCTCAGTATAGCAAGCGTTCCTGTACTATCGTAAGGGTTGGCGAGCACTGTCTCAGTTAGACATACAATCTTAGGTACAGTTGGTAGTGCAGATGTGTCAAGGTATGGCTCTTTACCTATTACGGGCATTCGAAAAGTAACAGTCTGGGTGCCGTTTACAGCCAAAGAGGCATTCTGTACCTGGGACAAGTCAGCAATTGTTGGAGAGTCAATGTCAGTAATCAAGACACCAAAACGCAACAGACCAGTAGCGGCAGGAGTACCGATGATCTGTATAGTGCAATACATGGCGCCCGAGACAAACTTGTGGAGGGACATAAGGGTGGACACGGCCCAATTAGCACAATCGTTCCATCCCAGAGAGAAGAGGACAGTTCCTGGCGTATCGTTCTTAGACACATTTGTTGCAGGTCCCCACATCGTTCGTTGGCACATAGTAAGTATGTCATCAGTCGTTCCAGAGTGTGAAATCCAATCACTTGGAACTTCATGGAATGGTTTTGCAACCAAGAATCCCTCAGTTCCTTTTGAGTCTGACACAGGCATAGCGGATCCAGGAATTCTAGGAGCGTCGCCCATGGCATCCATCTGCTGAGTTGCCTTTATGGAGAGTTCGGTAAATTTGTCATCAAGAGTGCTTCTACGCGCAGCACCAGCAGCACGTACCATCTCAAGAAAAGTTGACCACGCCTCAAAAGCTGCTGTCTGTTTATTTGTTGCTGTTCGCTCAACGGTTGCATCTCGGTGGACGATGCGGCAGGTCCAACCATTCTTGGAGAAGGTTGTGACTTCTTTTGCACTCGTGGTTTCGGATTTGGCAACCATCTCGTGGAACTTGCTTTTCGGGTGGAACTGCCCTGGCGGCACGTTTTTCGCTGCGGGAGATGTTGTGGTAGGCGAAGGGCACGTAAGTGCTCCCCACTTATCCCAAGCGAGTCTTGCAACATCAGCATAATTCTTTGAAGTCGCGGTAACCACCAGATCCTCCACTCTAAGGGTACAGTCGTATCCGTCCTTAACGCTCTTGACACGTTCATCAAACTGAGGAGGACTCTTCTGAGCAATACAGTTCTGTACATACACGGTACGGGGGTGCTCGGTTCCGGCCATGGTGGAATGGTGAAGAGATTGTTGTATAGCTGTACTGACTGCAACAAGACCGTTATCCTTGAGATAACTTATTGATGTTTTGGCGTCGTACTCTGAGTACTCACAAAACACAGTGGAATCCGAAGTCCGATAGGAACTGAATCCTATCAATGCATCCTCTCGGCACGTAAATGTGCCGTTGAGGAACATGATTAGCCTCTTGTGGGCATCGGCATATGAAGGTAGACTTGTTACCCGTGCCATCTTACCCAACTCTTTCCATGCGATCTTCAGTGCCTTTCTCGCAATCTCGTAGTTCTGAGGTGTGAATGCATAAGTCTCCATCTCAAGTGCACTGAGTAGAGTAGTGAGATGAATAGGTGAGCGCTCCTTGCTGTAGTGAAGACAGGACAAGGCGCTTGCCATGTTCAAGGCAGGAATCCAGTGTCCATCTTCATAGCGCACTTTTCTCCCGCAGAACATGATAGGGGATGCGATGGTTGCGTTTTCAACTATCCCTCCATTCTTCTCAGGGTGCTGAGTGTCTATAGCGCATTCAACATACGCTTCAGAGAACACCTTCATGTCAAGCGGCAATCCAGAGTGAAGGAACACACCGTCATCTCCGCATGTGATGATCTGGGCATCTTGAAATATAGGGTATTCAGGGCGTGCCCGTTTGACAGCATAGGCCATTATCAAAGTATGGCAAATAGACCCGAGGCAGGATGTTAAAAATATGCCACTGGCCAGCGAACCGTCCATTTGCACGAGGGTATCATCAAGTAGAACTACAGGATACCCAATGCAATTGAAGAGAGATATAAACTGGCTCCTCATTTCAGGGGGGTACAGATTTGCAATGATCCTCAATCCTCTCACAATGACAGCAGGTGGTAAGTTCTTATCCCACCGACGGCAATCTACATCGACATGATGCGAGAAGTTACCGCACTTTGGCAGGAACCTATCAAAGAAGAGCAAGTGGTCCTTTCCAATAAATATCGGACCATCAGTTGTGGCTATGGCTGCCGCAAGAGATCCACATAGGCGTCGTTCTTGTAACATTAGACCTACAGGTCCAACAACGAAAGCCCTAATTTTTCCTTTCCGTGCTTTCTCGACAGGCAGGCATTCTCCCTTCAACTGAGCAGTACACACATACAAGGGGGAAAGGCCGGCCCTAAACATTTCGGTCTCTTGCTTGTAAGTGTGGCGTAAGCGCTCTCCCCGGGGGGTTGACGCGAACTGTAACACGCCGCTAGGAAGAGCGGCAATAGCGTCTCGCTTCAACGTGATACGGTCTATCTTCTGAGCAACTACTCCACAACCAGTGTCAAGGGTAACTTTAGACAATCCAGGGATTCCGTTCAGAACCTCATATTGGTTCAATTCACGAAACGGTCCCCCGTAGTAGTCACGCAAGTACTCGAGCACGCTCATCTCAGCCTCATCAAGAAGGGTCCCAGATCCTGTAAAGACAGCATTACAATTAGCCATCTGCGTGGTGAGCTGACAATAAAAGCCTCGCCTATCCTGTTTTAAAGCAGAATAGTCGGTAACCATCTTCATAGTTCCATCAACAGGAATTTTCTGAATAGGGAACACCTTCTCAACCTCATGGGAGTAGGGTGTCTTGTGGTGTGAAGCCTTCTTCTTGTGCAGAGTCCGGGCAGTACTACCCAAGTGTGCGCACCGATGAGAAGGTACTATAACCTTTCCCGGTGTATCCCGTACATGGTTCTCAAAGAACTCAACGACAGGCTCTGTGGCGTGATACTTACCAAAGGGCAAATTCATGACGACAGCGGGTTCAACAGCACACTGATTCAGGTTGGTCTCATATTCATTCAAGATCTGATCGATCTGTTCACGCACAAACGCACAGCCATATGCCTTCGCTTGATACTGGTTGAATGACACATGTAACCCGGCTAAACACTGGGCGACACCATTCCTAGCGACATAAACGTTTGCGCAGTCACCGTCCCGTGGAGCAAGACCACCACACCCCATGTTTACATTCCTAAGTGAAATAACATTCTCAAAGATGTGTTCATCAGCCTGAGTCAGATACCCTATGTTATGAGTGTCATACTCAAGGGTACCGTGTATAGCATCAAATCCATTCCCGTTGTCAAGTATCAATGCACCATGAGAAATTTTCCCTAAGGCTTTAGCAGGGATCATGTATCTAGAAAGGGAGCGCATAGACGGGAACGTCTTGTTGGCGATTTCAACTATACACAAGTCAGATGAAGTGTTCAAATACACAAGAGTTGTGTTATGAAAAGTTCCATCAAACTCTATAGACAGACCGTCTTCATATACATGGGCAGGGCAAGCAAAATACCTTTTCCCTATTCCGAGGGCCCGTGTACGACCACAACCATGTGCGTAGCCTAGTTGGCGGCGTACAGCTTTGATGACATCATACATGTGATCATCAGTACCCTGTTGTTCAGCATACTCAGGCTCAGTGGCCCAGTCAAATCCAAAAGCTTTATTCACCTTCTTGGTGTATAGCTTTTGTCTTATGCGTGATTGACGCATTTGTACGTACTCAGGTGTAACTTTCTGAACAACAGGATCATCATCTTCTTCATCAGATGTATCACTCTGCGTCTGTGAATAACACTTGTTGACACGGTCCCAATGTTTGGACTTCCAGTTCTCAACGTGTTGTGAGAACAGTCGTGGGTTAATGTAATGACCATCATTAGTCTTCGCTTCGTAGTACGTACAGTGAGGGCATAGTGAATAGTCATCTGTTTCAAATTGGTGATACTCTTTCCTAGTGTACTTATGGTTAAAAGCACAGCTCTTACACTGAACTTCATAAGAGCCAGTAAGCCACTGTTTGGTTCGACCATACAGCGACATGAGAGTAGTCCACCCAATCCAGATCCCAGCAAGAGTCATTGCAATCATCAAGTAAGGGTGCTCCTCCCACATGGTGGCTATACGAGCCTTGAATTTATCCCAGCATGATCTTCTCCAACCATCGTTTAGAAAAGAATAATGCTGTTTGACAACGGGAGTCATCATAGGATGGGCCAAAATTTCATCAGTTCTTCGATGAAAGGCATCAAGGAATGACGGCCTTAGTCGCATTAGGGCATCAGAGTAAACAGTCCCGTGGCACAACACCTTAACAAGATCTTCCTTTCTAACGAGAACAGTCTCCTTCGTAGCAGTACCTTCAGCACCTTCAGTAAAAACGAAAGTTACAGAAGAACCTGACTCATAATAGTCACAAGTCACTCTGCCGGCACCTCTCTTAAAGAGAGTGTGTTCGACATTCCAATAAGTAACTCCACCGACGGTCACGACGAGTGAGCTCTCAAGGTCAACTTGACGATATAAGATGAAGATACTCTTCACAACCTCATCAAGATCAGACGCTGTTGCAGAGGAATGTATCTTCCAAAAGTCAACACACACTTCATCATGAGAGGCAAGCTTTTTAGCAAGTTCAGGCTTAACATAGATCCTATGGTCGTGTGAAGAACCATAATTAGCCCACATAGAAGATGCGCTAGAAAGCATGTCCTTCAACTGCTGAAACGTATCCACATTAATGTGAATATCAGGATCAGGCGTTATACTTACATGGGTTGAATCACCCCAGTCGTATAGTACATTTGCATCTTTCCATTTGCGAACTTTCTTCCCGAGCTCGAGAATGAATCGGTTGACAGTCATCTGCTCTCCATTCACTATGACTACACCCGGCTGGGATACAACACCTTCTATGTTAGTTCCGATGGCAGTCCAGGCATGACCGCAGTCACCGTCAATGTGGAGAACACCGTCAAGGCCGAGTCGTCTCCGAAGACCCTCAAGGTGCACTTCAGGAAGATACCTTCCATTCGGTCGGCCTGCACACCAGTTGGTAAGTCGGGTGCGCATAGGAGGGTAGTATGGTTCTATCTTTATATTTGAAGATAGAAATATAACACTAGACATACTTCTGGAGTTATAGAAGTCAAGGTATTGTTGTTGGTAGGCAATTACCTGATCATCTATCCAGTACACAGCAGAATCAACCCATGTAGAGGAGTCAGCAAGATTTACCTTGCATATCTTGGTTTTCATCAGGTAGGGCAGACGTGTGTTTACATCCTCGTAAAAACAGGTCTTTCCACGCCCAGGAGGTCCATGTATATGGACGACAAAATGATCATAAGCAGATTGCTGAGTAGCAGCTGTTACAGGAACAGGAGTGACTTTCTTGAGTATGTCTCTAGCCTTGAGAACGGGAATCGCGTCATTGGCACGAGGATGAACTCTCGGCGTGATGGCAGCACGCTCAAAAGTAATCTCCTTCTTTCCAGTCCAATTCTCAAGTAAGTCTTTCAACTCATCGTCAAGAGGAGGAGGTGGGTGATCGTTATTCTGTTGCCACGCCATGATATAGCAGTCTTGGATGAAAGCCTCGTATGTAACCTCAGTCTCAATGACATTGATCTTCTTGGTCTGTGCGTCATAAACCTTCTCGATACGAAAGTACCGGTAGGTGTTAGGAGACCGGTCACACACGACATCTCTCGTCTGATTCTGTTTCATCAAATTCTCAGCCTCAGTGTGTTTCATTCTGTACTGGTGAACACGCGATTCTATGGCTTGAGCAGCTTCTTCAGTAAATACAGTGTCAAGAGAAGTTTTCCCGGAGTTACTCGTCATAAAACAGAATCGTGCCGTGAAGTTTCGGTCCTTAATAAAAGCCCCCGGCACAAGAAATGGTCCGCTGGAAGCTATCAAGTTAATGAAGCCGAAAAACGGGTCCTTAGATCCCTGCGCACGGAACTCGTCATAACGTGCAAAGTGCTGTCCGTTGTAGTCTGAGAAGTGCCCGTTAGCATTAATCTGGACTTGATAGCACTCTTCAGAAATGCCTCCAAGTCGCTTGGCAAGTTCAGGTATAATGAACTTATTGATAGCTGTTGTCTTACCGATCCCCGGTTCGCCAACTATCTCTATCAAACTGCACGGAGTCCGGTCTTTGGTTGCATGGTAGCATTTGTTGACCTCCACCCAGAGCTCAGATATGCGTTGATCTTTATAGGACAATGTACGTATATACCATCCTACGACTTTGGATTTGTGTTCCTTGCAATCACGCAGAAACTGACGGAAGTCTTTCGGCCACTGGACTAATCTTTCGAGAAGTTCTAGGCGGGTCAGGAAAGCTCCAACAGGGACAGCTAGTATATTGTCAACCTCAGTACAAAGCTTGTTGAAGCGGGCTTCAATCAAGTCGTCTTTCTGAGTTTCAAGATCAAGCAGATTAGTGGTGATAAAGTCTTGGGCTTGGCTCAGATTCTTGGTTAACGCTGCAGATTGGTTAGCAGCAGTTATCCATCTCAGAAAGTCATTCTTCTTTGGGGAAAAGCCCATCCCCAAAGCTCCAAGCAACACGGATAACACACACAAAGCGACCTTAGACCAGTCTCGCGCGTCTTGCGTCGTGTTTGCGTACGGTCTAACGATCTTGAACTTGCCTGTCTTGCCAATACTTTGCTTATACTTGTCATAGGACAAGGGAGTTAAAAACACATACTCATAAGGGTAGTTAGTAAGTTCACACTTACCTCTTATCTGTGCATTTCCTATCCACTTGCCTGATGAGGCACCATCTATATGGGCCTTGGCCTCAGTCTTAGAGCACTTATACATGTTCATAATGTACTCAAGTGTAGAAGGATGTGGTGCAGTCGGAGCATTCAACCAGGGTTGAACAGCTATAGTAGGAAATCTATTCATAAGGTTGTGGTCCCAAAGGAACGTACCTTTGGCAGTGTTGTAGAGAATTCCCTGACAACCACCGCACCAGTCAAATCGGGAAAACCCTTGCTTCCAGTACACAAGACCCGGTGATATCGATCTAGGCATAAAGTCTGATGATATTCCAAGGTAGCGTCGAGAATCAGATTGGGTATAGAAGAGCGTATTCTTTGAACATCCAGTCACGAAAGTAGCTCTTCTTTGTATAAAGTGTATACCTGTCACCTCTTCTATTGTTTGGAGATCTGGGAGTGTGGTTTCGATCTCTTGTTGGTAGCGACCAATTGTGGGAAAGATCGCTTTGAGAAGCTCAGAATGCGCCGTGTATTCATACCACTGAACAGGGACATCGTCGCTGTCGGTTCCGAGGGTATCAACAACGATGCAGTCCTTGCAATGATGTAAGAGCTTGGGGGCCTGCACAACATAGGTATTCAATCTGGGACAAGTTGATAATAAATCTACAAACTCACCTTCTCGATGAACGGGAGGCGGGTCGGTCTCAGGGATGATGATAGTACGCTCTTCTATAAGAGGCAAAACATCTTGAGAAGTAACGGACTCATGTGGTGGAGCTGATGGAGTGGTCGGATCAGCGAGCAGAGGTCCTGAACTAGTCGAAGCGGTAGGGTCGGTACAGGGGGTGGAATCAGTAGCAGGTGAGATGCTAGTGGTCGTGTTCACAGCTTCTTGAGCTGTTGAGGGCCATAGTTGAGCCGTGACCGGCGGAGCAACTGTCGTGGGGGTAGTGAATATCGATGCCATGGCCTGGCTGAATCCAACACAGGCGGTTTGCATTTCTGTAACTAGCTTGCTCACAACAATGGGTACTGATATGCCTTGAATAAGTGCACACGCAATGGAGCACACTGCAGCAACAATGGACGTGATGTGCAAGGCGGTTTCCCATGATCTCGAGCTTTTAACAGCGATAGATGAACTAATCAGCTGAAAAATTCCAGAGGTCAATTGCACAAGGGCGAAACTAGAACTAATCTTAGTCGTCTTGTACAGAAAAGCCTTTACAGCTTCGTACACGTCATTGCTGAGCGTTTGCTGAAGTGCGTATCGACCTAGGAGCCGGGCGATAGTTTTGTGCACGTATGGGGAATAATGGTCCCCCTGAATTAGTCGCTTCCCTTTTGGGGTCACGACTCCGTAAGTAGTCTCCCCCATAATGGGGAGATATAAGTTGTCTAAAATACTATAAAATATAGTATAATTGTATAGATTGTTATTATTATTGGCTACAATTAATAAATAAGATTGTAGCATAAAATGTTTATTGTTTGTTTTAAAATTAATTTGTAATAAATTGTAATTGTTTAAC